TACCAAGAAGGCAGCCGCCAGCTTCTCTACATCACCGGCTACCGCCAAATCAAACCCGGCACCAAGCCCACTCCCGCCACCGCCAGCATCCCCGGCATCCCCGACGACCTCCTTCCGCGAGTCCGCGAGAAAATCGCCGCCCACCCGCACAAAACCGCCGGAGCCATCCGCGACCTCTTTAGCACCAACAACCGCCGCCGCCTCTCGACCGCCGCCATCCGCAGCATTTTAGGCCGGTGATATTATAGAAGTAGATGCCCGACGACCAAACCATCATCGAAGGCGACGCCGGATTCCTCGGCATGGCCAGCCGCTTGAACCCGCTGCAACTCCCAGCGGGCATGGTCCAATATGTCGAAAACATGCGCTTGGACCGAGGCGTCGCCCAAACCCGCAAAGGCGCAAAACGCCTCGGCGACAGCATCGCCGCGGGCACCCCCCCACTCACTCTCCCTTTCGCCCTCGACGCCAACGCCATCATCCAGACCGTTTACACCGGCGGCATCCTCGCCAGCGGCGTCTTCTCCTCGCCGAACTACAACGACGAAAACGAATACATTATCCTGTGCGGCCCCACCTCAGCCTTCCTGTGGCGACAAGGCGAGAATATCGAAGAGATCGACTATCCTGCCAACGCCACCGCCTCCGACGAAATCCTCGATCCCACCGACACCGCCTCCTGCGTCCAAGCCTTCAACCGCTTTTACCTCCTCCGCGAAGCCGATCCCACTCTCCCCGGCTGGGGCTGGAAATACACCACCTCCAGCGGCATCGCCGTCACCACCACCACAGCCACCGTCCACATCACCGGCCACGGCTACACTGCCGGAATGCGCGTCCGCATCGAAGAAGGCGCAGCCGCCGCCTTCGCAGGACACGAATACGACATCGTCACCGCCAGCACTAATTCCTTCACCATTGCCGTTCCCTCTGGCACCGCCTCCGACCCCTCCGCAAACATCGCCGTCCGCCGCGTGAAACCGCCACTCTGGTGGGATGGCTCCCTCACCACATTTACCCGCGCCCAGGCAGGCATCCCCGGGCCCGGAGCCTCCTTCAAAACCCTCCGCTCCACCGGCTGGGCCACCTACCTCGGCAACCGCCTCTGGGTCCCCGATGGCCGAGACACCGTCGCCATCTCCGATGTCCTCGACCCCGACCTCTACGACCCCTTCTTCCAATCCTTCCGCGCCAACCAAGGCAGCAACGACTACCTCGTCGCCATCCATCCCTGGGTCGAAGGCCAAGCCCTCGTCTTCATGCGGAACTCCATTTGGCTCGCCAACCTTTCCGACACCAGCAACGCCACCGGCACAGATTTCACGGTGGACTCTGCCGTTTCGAAGCTCACGCTCCTCACCGACGAGATCGGCTGCATCGCCCGCCGCAGCATCCAGACCGCCGGTCAATTTGTCTTCTTCCTTTCCGACTCCGGAGTTTACCGCCTCGATACCCAGCTCGACCTCAAGCTCCGGGCCAACACCCAGCCCCTCTCCGACCCCATCGCCGACCAGCTCGAGGAGATCAACTCCGACTACGCCTACCGCGCCGTCGGCAAGTGGTGGAACAACCGCTACTACCTCGCCGTCCCAATCGGCGACAACGCCGAGTCCAATAACACCCTCTTCCTCTGGAACGCGCTGAATTCCCAATGGGAATCCCGCGACACCTACGCCATCGCCCTCGACGAACTCCTCGTCGCCACCTACTCCAGCCAGCGCCGCCTCTTTGCCGCCAGCCGCACCGGCACTCTCTTCCTACTCGACGAACTCGACAACGGCGACGAAGTCCCCTTCGCCAACACCGAAGACCTCTACACCGACATCCCCGCCACCTTGATCACCCGCCGCTACGGATGGGGAAGCCTCAACGCCAAACGCCTCACCCGCGCCAAAGCCTCCATCCTCCTCCCCGCAAATTCCTCCTGCGAACTCCGCGCCCTCACCACCGACTTCGACGCCGACTTCCAGATCGCCACCCTCTCAAACTCCGACCCCGAAGAAGAAGACTACACCCTCAAAGCCCCCCTCCGCTGCAAAGCCGTCGGCCTCGACCTCCAATTCTCCACCCTCACCGGCCGCCCCGTCCTCCGCCAGATCACCGCCGAAGCCACCCGCTCCGCCCTCGACCCTACTGAAACCCGAACCCTCAACTAATTATGGCCACAGTCACCAAAGGAAAAACCTTCATCAACGGCGAACTCGTCACCCCCGCCGCACTGCACCAGATGGTCGATTCGGCCACCGTCACAGGCATCGCCAACGCAGATATCGCAGCAAATGCCGCCATTGCCGACACGAAACTCGCCACCATCTCCACCGCAAACAAAGTCTCCAACTCCGCGACCACAGCCACCAGCGCCAACACGGCCAGTGCCATCGTTGCCCGTGACTCGAGCGGGAATTTTTCAGCAGGCACCATCACCGCCAACCTGACCGGAAATGCCAGCAATGTCACTGGAACTGTGGCAATCGCAAATGGCGGAACAGGCGGCACAACGGCCTCCGCAGCCCGCACGGGCCTCGGCCTCGGCAATTCCGCCACACTCGATACCGGCACCACATCCGGCACAGTAGCCACTGGGAATCACACTCACGCCCAGCTTCACGACCGCTCCCACGCCATCACCTCGACCAGCGACCACACCGCCGGAAACTGGAGAGTATTTCACTCCAACGGCACGGGCCAAATTGTCGAATTGCCCCTCGGCACAACAGGGCAGGTGCTCACCGCAAACGGCACCGCCGCCGCACCAACCTGGCAAACCCTCTCGGCTACCACCACCAATGCCAACAACCTCACCGGCGGCAGCGCAGGCACCGTTCCCTACCAATCCGCCGCTGGCACCACCGCCATGCTCGCCGCAGGGACCTCCGGCCAAGTCCTCCGCTCCAACGGCGCGGCTGCCCCCTCATGGCTCACTCTCGCCACCTCTGCGACCACCGACACGACAAACGCTGGAAACATCACCACTGGCACACTGGCCATCGCCCGCATTCCAACGGGCGCGACCGACACGACGGTTTGTGTCGGCAACGACTCCCGCCTCTCGGATGCCAGAACGCCAACGAGCCACACTCACGCTGCCACCGACATCACCTCCGGCACGCTCGCCAACGCCCGCACCACAGCCACCAGCGCCAACACGGCCAACGCTATCGTTGCCCGAGATGCCAGCGGCAATTTTTCGGCAGGGACAATCACTGCAAATTTAACAGGAACCGCAAGCGCGATTGCGGACTCCAGTGTCACAACCGCAAAAATCGTAGATGCTAATGTGACATTGGCCAAACTCGCCGCCGCCGTTCAGCAGGCACTCCTCCCTGCCGGAGCCGTCCAAGCCTTCGCCATGAACTCCGCCCCGTCCGGCTGGCTGGCCGCTGACGGCTCTGAATACAGCAAAACAGGAACCTACGCTGCACTGTTTACCGCAATAGGCACAAGTTTCGGCGAAACCAACGGCTCGGGCGGAGCTGGAACATCACACTTCCGGGTGCCAGACCTTCGCGGCATCTTTGTGCGCGGCAGCGGGTCGCAGACATTTAGTTCAAAAACCTTCTCGGGAACTTTTGCAACAAAGCAAACGGATAACATGATTAGTCACCAGCATGCTTTTAATGACTATTATGTATCCACATCTCAAACGAGGCAGGCGTTACAAGGCGCTGGAGGCGTTCAAGCAGTAATCACAATTACCGAAACAGGGACCACGACTCCAAACGGCACAGATTTCCAAGGCTCAGGAACTGAAACTTATCCAGCCAACATCGCCCTCCTCTACTGCATCAAATTCTAAATGACCCCCGCCCCCACCATGCTCCGTCCTGAGCCCTACCACGCGACCAAGCTCGCCGTGCGCCGGTCTCCCTTGCACCGGTGGGGCGTCTTCGCCACGGCTCCCATCGCCAAACACGAAGTGCTGGAGGAAGCTCCTTACGCCTGCGTGCCCAAGAAACAACTCGCCAAAGCCCCCGCCTGCGAGACCTACAGCTACTACCTCGACGACGCCACCAGCATCCTCGGCTTCGGCCTCGCCGGACTCTACAACCACCACGACACCCCCAACGCCTCCCATGAGATCGACCAGGTAAACGAACTCATGCGGCACTACGCCCTGCGCGACATCGCCGCAGGCGAAGAGATCACCCTTAACTACGGCGCAGAAAACGCCAAGCACTTTTTAGAAAAGGAATAACCCTATGGCAATGAACATGAGCCCCGCTATGAGCGCACCAGCTATGAGCGCAGCCCCCGCCATGAGCGCACCAGCTATGAGTGCAGCCCCAGCCATGAGCGCCGCAATGTCCAGTGGGGGCATGGGTATGGGTATGAGCGCACCTGCCCGTCCCCAACCCCGCAACCTCGCCGAAGAGATGGGGGCGATCAGCCGGTTTGCCACTGAAAACGCCCAATCCCAAGCCAATATCACCGTGGATACCGCTGGCCGCCTCAGCGACCAGGCCATCGAAAACACCGGCGACATTGCCAAGAAGCTCGAAGACAGCACCTACACCGCAGCGGCCAACCAAAACCTCCGCGACGCCGGAACATCTGCCGCCCAGCTCGGCCAAAACTACACCCAAGTCGGCCAAGTCGCCGACCGCGTAGCCGCCTACAACGACCCCGCCCAAGCCCGGTTGAATCAGATGGCCATGGGGCAGCTCTACCGGCCAGACCAGATTTCCTCCCAGAATGTCGCCGCCGACCAAGTAACCGGCTCCCGCGTCGCTGATGTGGGCAACATGCAGACCGCCCAAGTCGGCCAGGTAAATAATGTCCAAGCCGCCACTACTGGCCCTATCGAACGAGTCGGAGGCACGCAAGTCGGTGCGGTGGACCCGATGGAAGCCGCCCGCGTCCGCCGCGTGCAAGACATCCAGGCGCAAAATGTCCGCGCCAGCGCCGCCGAGCGTGGCCTAATGAACGAAGCCCGGGGAAACGGACTGCTCGGCCAACTCGAATCCC